TACTTCATAGTCAACATAAGCAGCACCCAATATTGCTTTAGCACTGTCGCTTAATTGGTGTGGCATATTTTTATTATTTAAAAGATTATATCCAGTACCTACTGCACCACCTTGAGTAAGCTTAGAATAAATATCAAAAAGATTTTGCTGTCCCTCAGTTGTTTGTGGTGGATTAGTTGCACTCATTTCTAAGAAATCAATAATCTCTCTAGGAATAAGGCCTGAGTTAAGAATAGGATCTAACTCTTTCATATATTCACTAGGAACAAATTCACCTCCTTTGAACTCAAAGAAAGCACCGCCTTTAGTAGAAAAATAATTAACAGGGTTTGAACTACCATCTCCTAAGAGTGGATTTAGTACTACTTCAGAATAAACATTTATATCTTCTTTGCCAGCAGAAGAACCAAGAGTCGAAGCTCTATCTATATTTCTGGCTAATGTTTCTTTTCTATCAAATTTGTTTCTAAGACTTCGAGCATAACTTTTAAATCCTTCAATAACAGGATCTATATTTATATCAGTGTCTCTTATTGCTCCTAAGATTTCTAAAGCAGCAGCTTCAGCTTTTCCAGCAAATCTTTCCATAAATTCTACAGCATCACCAGTTCTTAAAGCTTGTTCTATTTCTGTAAGCTGATCTTCAGAAAACCCTCTGCCATTTGTTCCTTTTGAAATAGCATTAAATAAAAGAGGTTCTATCTTATCAGCCATAGCTTTATTAAGTGCAGCAAGTTTATCTTCTTTTACTTGTGGTTCTAATTTACTAAATGCATCTAACGCATCATTTGATAGTTTCTTTAACTCTTCTGCATCACCAGAAAAATTATAATCTTTTAAATTTAAAAGAGCATTAGAATAGTTATCTAATAAATCATTTCTTTTAGTATCTTTTTTATGGTTGATTGCTTTTTCTAACAAAGCTTGCGCTGGATTAAGCAATGTATTTAAAGTTGATGGATCAAGATCTATGCTATCTTTAGTAGAGTTTATTTTATTAATTAAACTTTTAGTTTCTGCTATAACATCAGGATCATCTTTGTTTAAAATAAACTTCATTTCTAATGCTTGTATTTCAGATGTTAAAGAAATTTGTGTATTTCTTTTATGTTCATTTTTAACATATTCATCTTTTTTATAACCAACAGTTTTAGCTTTTTCTCTAAGCTCTGCTAACTTTTTATGCTGATCGTTTGAGAGAAAATCAGTATTAATTGCAGCATCTAGTTTTCCCATAACTTCAGCTGCTTCATCAAATTTTTTCTGATCAAGCAAAGACTCAAACATAGTCTCGTATTTACCAAATGCATTTGCATTAGCTATTTGTGCTGCAACTTTTTTCTTATTAAATGCTTGTTCGAAAGCTTCTTTATTAGATTCAGCAATCATTTTTTCCTGATTTATAAGAGCCGCTTCTTTTGCAGAGAGTCTAGAATTATTGTCCTTTTCTACTTTTATTCTATTGTCATTATAATTTTTAAGATTTTTGAAAATATTGTTTCTAACATCTTGCGGAATATTTGCTTTATGCAATTCCTCAACAGCTATAACAAGTTCTTTAAGAGAAGATGTATAAAGACGTTTAGTATCATCATCCATAGCAGCTGGAAGATAATCTTCTAAAGTGGGTATTTGATTAGAAGCTAATGCTTGACCTAATGAATCAATTAAATTTTCATCATAAACAGATGGAGGAATATCCTCAATAATTTCCTGAAAAGATCTTCTGATAAAGTCTTCAGCTTCATCAAGAACATCACTATTTAAATCAGGATTACTAGAAAGTGTTTTGTTTTGTGTTAAGTAATTATCAATAGCAATATCTAAAGAGGTAAGAGGAAACTCACTAGCTGCTAACTCTTCACTGGTATTATTATTTTTTTGTTTTAAAGTAATATAAAGATCATTATTTGCTTGATCTATAGCTGCTTTGTCTATTGATTGATACATATCAATATTGCCAGAATACATTTCTTGCAACGAACCAATATCTAAAGTATCAAACTGTTTAACAATTTTAATAACTTCATCTCTTATATTTTGATTATCAATTAGTGAAGCTGCATTTATATTTCCTAATGCAAATTTTATTGCTTCCTTTTGATCAAGATCTAATTTCTTTGTTAGTTCTGATAGTTTAGAAATTTCATAAAAAGCAGATATTCTTTGTCTTCTTACTCTATTGTTTGTATGTTCTGTTATATTATTAGTAACTTGAAAAGCTAAGCTTTCAGCATCAACAACTTTCTGAAGTTGCTCTTCATATTTAGCTAGCCCTTCTGCACCATAATAAAGACCGCCCCTCATTTCAGAATTAAGAGTTTCAAGCTCTGTTACATAATTTAACTTAGCGTCTTCTTTAAGTTGTTCTATTCTACGTTTTTCAGCAGCTACTTCTAAATCAAACTTTCTTTCAGCTATTTCTTCAGATGCTGCATTAAATACAGTTTGTTTAAATCTACCTTCAGCCGCACCAAATTTAGCTTGAATAAAACCTTTCATTTGAGAATTGTAAGCTTCTGGATCTGGAAACTTTAAAGCAAGCTCTCTAGATTTATTTCTTATATCTTTTGCAACTATCTGATCATATTTTTGATTGGTAATATTTAAGAATACTTCTCTTCTTATTCTTCCATATTCTTCTGGTACTTTTAATGCTAAAGGTTTTCCCTCATCATCAAACGTAGTATATGCCTGAGAGTTTATTGCATAAGCAGCATTCTCAGCTTCTTCTCTACCTTTAGCTATCGCATCTCGCATTGTATGCTGTCTGAATGTTTCAGCAACTTCAGAAACAGCATTCCAAACATTTTCACTTCCATCATCAAAAGATCTTACGCCTATTGGTGATAGTGTAACTTGCCTTTTATGTTTTATAAAACTCATATCACAATGCCTTAAAATCCATATAGGCATTACCCATAGTGCCTATTGCTTTAAACAAAGCTGCTCTCCTAGTGTTAGACGCTTTTTCATATTGAATCAAAGAAGCTACAGTTCGACTACTCTTTTCCAAAGAAGCTTGGGTTTGCATCATTGCTATGTTTGAACCAAATGCATCAGCTTGTGCTTCTTCAAAAGCAGCTACATTCATTGTTTTCTCACCTTCTTGGAAAGAAAACATAGCATCATTAACATTAGAAGCTGCTTCGTATTGCAACTGTAAAAGGTTTTGTTCTTGGACAGCTTGCGCTTGGGAAATAATGTTTTCTATTTCCATTTGCTTTGCTTGGTTTTCTTGCTGCCTTGCAGCTGCTCTACCAGCAGACAAAGTGCCTAATGCGCTTATTGCTCCAAATATAAGTGGTAGTGCCATTAGAATATTAACTCCGCTACTAATCCATTCACTTGCAAATCGAGTGGTGCATCTTGTGTTATTGTTACTTGTGGATCTCGACTATAACCAAGCAATCTAAATTCTTTCCTACCTGTTACTGGTGTTAGTTGTTGCGATAAATCATCTGTAACATTTCTTACTAACAAATTAGTATCATTAACTTTTACTGACAATGTATCAGTTAAATCTAAAAATACAGCACTAATCCCTCTTGGAATACCAGTAACAGGGCCGTTACCCAATGTTGCATCAATAGGATTTGTTTTTAATTCAACATCAAACTTCTTCCCAATCTCAGCAAAAGTCAAAGAAGCATCAACAGATGATACATCTACATTGCCACCAGATACAGTAAACTGACCAATAAAGTTATTTCCATGAATAACATTAACAACAGCACCATTATTGTAATCAGCAGAAACATTAAACACACCATTGCTTCCGCTATAAACTTTAGCCATGTCAGTATTAAACAATCTGTTAAACTCACACAAAACTATCTTTCTTGTGCCATCTCCCAAATCATATTCAACATTAGCAAAGACTCGATCATCGATAGTAACACATGAATGAAAAATACCATCAGTTGTAAACTCTACCCAGCCAGCCCTTTGCTCTGCTCTATTAGAATTAAAGACAGCCATTGTACCATCATTATTCAAAACAAAGATATAGTTCTCTGCTCTAGCTAAAGCTCCATACAATGCATTCATTTCTATTGGTGTCTTAATTAAATGAGAAGCTGTTGTTGATATTGGATTAGCAACATAAGCATCCTCACCATCAGAAAAGATATATTCCCTAGCAATCTGACCGCCTTTTTGCACAAACAATGTAGCACCATCAATAAGTTGTGGTCTAATAAAACCAGATCCAAAAGGAGTTTGTTTCTTTAGCTGTGCGTTTGTTGGGGTCAACGGTTGGTTTTGAAACGATGGTATATACATTTCAGCAGATGCAGCGAAAATCTGCAAATCACGATTAGATACAATATGTCGGATTTGCTGAACCTCACCAACAGCAGCTGTTAAATGTATTGAGTCATTATCTTCAGACTTACCAATATCAAAGTTAAAATACTTTCCTGACTTGCTAAACCATATTGAGTCAGGTTGAGCTAATGTACCAGCAAAGACTAATCTATTTTCATGGAAGGTTACAGCAGCTGGAAACCCTCGAAGACTAGAATAAGATTGCTCATCCCAGCTAGTTATAGGCGCATGAGTAGAATAGCTAGGTGTTCCACCTCCTAACTCAGAGCTTGTTGCTGTACCACCAGCCGTTACTGTGAAAACATCATCACTAATAACTTCCGCTACAGTTCTAGATCCATTTATATTTCCAACACTTATACCGCCAACAGTTCCAGAATCTGATATAGTAATTGCATTGCCAACAGATAGACCGTGACTAGCAAATGTTATTTCAATTTTATTTGAACCTTCATTAGTTCTTACTGAGTTTGGTGTTAACTTTACCTTTAACTCATCAAGAATATTACCAGTAGCTGTTGTAGAATTTGTTACACCAGTAATTTCTATTTCACTTTTGTTATATCTTATAGTTGTTCCAATATGTTTAGAAGGAGATGATGTATCCCAATAAGCAGTGCTTGTAGTTAAAGTAACTCCATTACCAGTAGTAGCACTAACATCAAGTGTCATTGTTGGTGTTTGAAATGGATAGAACGGTTGATAAACCACAGTTGCATCTGACTTCTGATCAAAAGCAAATGTTTCTACTTGAAAGGTTGTTAAGCTAGTTCTTACTAATTGTCTTGGCATAAATAGTTGATGTGCAATAAACATAACATCACCAGCTTGTGCAAAAGTATATTCATGCAAATAATCATGGTCAAAAGGTAAAGCAGCTGAAGCAATGTCTGAAGTAATTGTTTGAATTAAAGATACATTCCCAGTGCTAGGGCTTATTTGAAATATTCTTACTTTAGCATTTTCAAGAGAAATAATGTATTGCTCATCATCAGAAAATATAAATGGTAACAATCTACATTGTTGAGTTTTGTTTGTATCGATTGTTGTATCGTATTTATAAATACTTTCTAAACCAGCGCGTTTTAATAAACCACCTTCAGATCTTAATAAAAAGTTTTTAACTCTTTGAGCAGACTGATTATATATTTGTATATCAGTTCTAGATGTTAATGACGGACTTACTTCCCCAAACTGAAAGTTAGTTAATGGTACTCGTATTTTTTCCATTATGTTCGCCTGTTAGTAATAAACCTATTAGTAGAAAACTTTCTTGTTGTTTGCTGTTGAGAGTCTAGGGTTCTTGCTTTTGCCATAGATGATTGAGCTTGCGATCCCATCAACTGAGCAAGACCTTGATCTCTAGCAAGACTAACAGCAAAAACTGTTGCAATCTCATACTCTACAGCAACAGTAAAATATGAAGGCCAATACTGCTCATCAACTCTAAATGTAAAATCAAGAACAAGAACAGCTGTTGGATCTACATCACAAAATATTTTATCATTATATACTTGGTATTCGATTGGCGTATCATTCTGAGTAACTGAATGAGTCATTAGCCAACCACTAGGCAGCTGATAAGCTGCGTCATATCTTCCAGTAGGAGCATCAGCTAATCTGTTCAAAACAACTTGGTTTGTTGCAAATCTCCATCTAGAATTAACAAGGGCAGATCTAGCTATATCTTCATACATATTTGTAGCAACTAAAGCTTCATTTGTATTGTCCCCAAAAGAAGCAATAGGCTCTGCACCTATAAGTATCAAAGCCCTACTACATACATCTATTGGTGAATTTGATGGTGTACTTGAAACTGCCATATTAAACCCTCAAAGAAAGGTGGGGCCGAAGCCCCAACCTATTAGTCACTGTCAGTCGCTGTGACTGTTAAACCATCGGTTACGTCAATAGCGGTTGCCGAAACATCCTTTGCGTAAACAAGGCTAACAACTGGTGTACCACCTGTTGATGTAACAGCAATGATAACGTCCAAAGAGCGAACCATGCCAAGAGCATCATTAAAGTACCCAGCAGTGTTAACGTCAGCGATTGCATCTGTTGTAGTGTAATGCCAAAGATTGACACCAGAACCACCAGCCAAACGAGTTAGTCCACTTGCACTATAAGCCATATTCTAACCCTCCTAGTTATTATCTAGCAGTTCGTATATACCGTTGTCATCAATGACAACAGAACCCATTGACATCATTGATGTCGCTAGGTGCGATACTTTTTCTGCTATATAGTTTACTTCGGTTTGAACATCAGAGTTCACACCAATGCCAACTGCTCTCATGTGATAAACAAAGTTCTTACCACCAGCTACAGCTGAAGTTGAAAAGATCTTGAAGCCCAAGAACTCTTTCATTGTCATACCACCAGCAAACGGTAGGTTTTGTGGCCCGACAAAATCACTTGAAGCAAACTCTGTAATATTAAACAGATCTGCAAAACCAGCTGGGGACATTGCAATATAACGCTGTCCGTCTTCTGGAATGCTTGCTGTACCAAATGTTTCAAATGCTGATAGCAAATCTGCTTTGCTTACAGCTGAACCACCAGCACCCAACTGAGTTGAGTTAGCACCAGCATCCATAGCTGTTGTGATGATGTCATCAGTTTTACGCCCCAATGCAGCAGCAGCACTCTCGGCAATAGCCTGACGCTCGTTGATATTTGTTTTCAACTCGTCAAGTTTGTCGATGTACTCAGCAGCATAAAAGTCAGCCATTGTTACTTCCACATTAGTATGTGCAAGTTCCATTGGTGTGACGTTACCGTTGCGTGATTTAGTTGACGCTGTTCCAGTTCCTATCTTCTGGAATCGAGCGACATTGCCTGACACATTCGTAGAACGAATGGTATTACGCAGTTTAGAACCCATGCGCTGGTATGCAAGATGCACATCGGTTTCGAACTGCTTAATAAAGGCTTGGTCTATTGTATTAGCCAATTTTAAGTCTCCTAAGTTAAGTTACGGCATCTTGGGTGTCCGATCTACATCCTCAACGAAGGTATCCAAATGGGCTTCTCAGTGTATTACGGGCCTTGATAATTTATGTGAAACACAATTTTGAGTCGGATTGCAACGCACAAAATCAACATATGTAATATTTTTCCAGTCGCTAAACCCCACAGGTTCGAAGCCTAACCACACTGCCCAGTTCAGCATTGACTCATATTCTTTTGCTATTTGCATAGATAAATCAGGGTATGACTGATCTAAAAATGATATTAGCATCTTCGATCCACGTGCTAATCCCTTAAAGTTTTTCGTAATGTGTTTTGTAAATAAAGCAAAGAGTTGTGGTGGTTCTTCAGAAAAAAACACACCACTTGCAACCATAATATTCCAGTTATTATCTCTTACAATATAGACTTCAGAATCTTTTTGCAGATCTTGTAAAGCTTCGAGGACACTAGAAAAACCAAGGTTTGCTAACTCTCTTTCAGTTTCTTTATGCAAAATAGGTAGCATTTCTGCTATATGATGTTCGTAAAAAGGGGTCATATAGTACGACCCACTTTGTAATATCTTTACTTCATCCATAAAGTTTCTTGTAACCTTCGTTTACTTTATTAACAAAGTTATTGTCTCTCTTTGCTGGATTCCAATATCTTTCATCTCTTTGCATTTCTTGCAGCTCAACCTCATTAAAGTTTGAAGCAATAGAGCTTTGCTCAATAACGCTAGGAGATTTCAAAGAAGACATGATTGCTTCTAATGCAATAACCCCTTGATGCACTTCCATCATTCTTTCTATGGCTGGTAGTGCCTCTTCTGGAAAGAAATCATTAGCAAAAAGATTTACTGCTTCTATTCTAGCATCAGCATTCTCACCTAATTGTTTAGCTTCTTCATCAATATCTACTTCTTCTGGTAAAGCAGACATATACATTTCAATACCTTTTTTAAATTCATCATGGGTATATCCATTAGAATGACAATGATCTGCCCATTCTTTTAATAGATCACTTTCAATAGCTTCTTCACTATCAATAATATCAGGCAATTCATATTCACCAGCAGATGATGGTACACCCTCAGATGCCTGTTCGTTTAGTTCGTCCATCAAACGATTACGAACATCGTCTTCTTTTTCACCCAGTTTTGACTCTAAAGCTTTGTATGCTTTACCTAAATCAGCTGGATCACTAAACTTTTCTGGCAACCATTCTGGTCGTTCAGATACTTCTTCAGTAGCTGGTGCTTCTGTTGCTTCAGCTTCTGTTGCTTCACTTACTTGATTTTCTTCCATTATCTTTCACCTTATGTGCATGGTTCATACGAGCTTCGATCAAACCAACTAAATATCGTTGACCTTCCATATGACGCAGTTCTTCCGTAGTTACATTTGGGCCATTTACCATTTCAATAGTAATCGATCTAAGATACTGCAAGACTGCTTGTCCTGTTGCAGAGCCAAACAATGTGGCTACATTCTTGCTAATTTCATGATCTTTTTCTTGTGGACGCTGTATCCCATCAACTCCCACATTAATTTTTTTAGTCAAGCATTACTCCATAGGTTGTGGTGCTTGCGCCTGACCTTGCTGCATTTGCTTCATTAAATCAACTATTTCTTTTCTTTCGTCAGCATCTCTTACCAAATTATCAGGAACACCAAACTTCTTAGCTAGATATGCAGCTGTTTCCTCAGAGTTAATTAATACTTGCATCATCTCTGGGCCAAAAGCTCCTTGAGCTAGTTCTAAAAACCTTGATACAGATGTTATATCTGCATTAGCTTGAGCTTGTGCTAATGGAGATACAGACTTAATTTTTACTTCTCTACCATTAAGAACAGGTACTTCGATGCGCCCTTGCTTCTTTAAAATATGAATAACTCTTTGCAAAACAGGTTGAACAAGCTCTACTTGCAATCTTCCAAAAGCAGATCCAATACGCCTAGATAGATCAGCCATACGTTCTGCAACCTCAGTAGCAGAAGCTGGTGTTCTATTTGGATCTCCAAGCATATCATTATACAAAGCACGTTTGATATTATTACGCATATCACCAAGAACGAGTTGCGCTACATCAAAGCTACCAGCAGCATTTATTGGCTGCAAACCAGCAGACCCCATAGCTTTAGGAATTATAGTCCCTGGAACGAGATTGATTGTATCAGGGTTTACAACACCATCATCTTCCATTTGGTAAATACCAGAGATAGCCATTTGTGCATTTTCAAGTATTAACTCAACAGTAAGATTAGTTGTTTTGATTGCGCTTAGTGCATTAAATAGTGGGCCTCGACCATAAACTTCACCAGCGCATTTAGACCAACGAAAACAAATAAAAGGATTAGAACCTACGCCCTTCATACTTTCAGTCATAATTAAAGACTTAGTTGTTAAACAAATAGCGTAATGTAGAAAGGCTTCTTCATTTGTTTTAGAGTAATCACGACAAACTATTTCTAATACTGTTGTTGTGTTATCAGATTTGTTTGCAATAAGCTGTTGAAGCTGATCATTAAATACACCTTTTGGATATAGCAAAGGTAATTGATCGTAGCGTATTTGCTTTCTTTCTCTAAAGACATGATCTATTCGATCATCAGGCCCAGTGTCTAGTATGACATGAGGTAACGGTATTGCGGAAAAACGTATAGGATTTATAGCATCGCCTTCTTCGCATACTAAGACACCAGTACCAACTGCTAAGTCCATAAAAGATTCATGAACTTCTTGTGCAAAATTTGAGTTTTGTATTATCTCAAATACATATTCGGTTACTTCTTCAAGGTCATTATTAATACCATCCCTTTGTGCTTTAGGAACTTCTGACCCACTTGTTAGATCTGCCCATCGAGCAAAGTTAGGCACAAGACCAGACTGTAATCTTGATGCAAACTCTTGAACGCCTACTACAGCAGTCTCATCAAAGATCTTATCATCTCGTCTTTGACCAGACACCTCATAGTAAAATGACTCACGCTGCGGTAACGCATACTCATAACACTCTTCGAAGACATCAACAAAGTTTGTACGTTTTGCTTTAGCCTTTTCATATCTTTTAAGATATTCTTTTGCTACTGGGTCTTCTAACATTATTAAAACCTACTATAGTATCCCATTCCACTACCTGATGAAGTAAACAGACTTCTTCGACCAGACTTACCTTTTCCAAGATTAGATCTAGTAATAGCTGCGGCAGAACCTAAAGTTTTGTTAGCTGCAACACCAGTTCCTGTTACAACAGTACCAGATAGTTCTGATTGCCTTTGCGCTTTTAATTCTTGTTGACGCAATTTCTCTTCTGCATCTTGAGCAGCAAGTCTTTCTTTTTCAAGCTCTGCTTCTCTTAGTTTCTTTTTCTCAAGCTCAGCTGCTTCTTTAGCAGCAGCAGCTTCAGCCTCTTGTTTCTTTTGCTCTTCTGTAATTTGAGCTTGTCTTTTACTTCTACCGCACATAATAAATCTCCTTTATATTTTCCTCAAAGCAGAGAAAAACACTTTTGGCAACGCACAATTACATTCTTGCCCAAAGTCCTTGCCTTCTATTTCTTGATGGCTTTTTATTAAACACATCAAAGTTTCTACTAGCTATAACAGGTTTAGCTGGTTTTTGGCTGTTGAGTAAAGCTCTACCTTCACCAGCACCTAACATCATATATTGTAGAGCATCATGGATATGAGAGTACATATTCTTATCTGGCTTATCTGCATATCGTTCACCAGATACTTCCATACGTTTATATTGATAACCACCCTCAAAACCTTTGATAAGTTGCTGGCATCTACGATCAATTAAAAATGCTGGCTTGCCCTCGATCATCTTAGTTAGCTGGGAAGAGACAGCTTCCAACCGAAGATCTACAGAGTTCGAAGGGGCTGGGAATGCCCTCAAGCCAGCACCGCGCAAGATGTGGAAGGGAGTACTCTCATCTGTTTGCGCTCTAAAATCCCCAGCGGGATCGCCGTATATATACACCTCAGATGCTTGAGAA